CAAGATGAACCTGCAGAGACAATATCAGTATCATACGTGAAGTTACTAATATTATTAGGTGCATAGTTCTTCAAGAACCAGCGAACACCACCAGTGAAGGTACGGATTTTTCCGTTTTCATCTGTATCCGAGTACCTGGCACCATGAATGAAAGCTCTTTCAATCATCTTGAGTATATTGTTAAGAGCCATCCTTTTGGCATCCAGATAAGGATCACCAGTACGCAAACGTGTTTTGAGTGCAGTACGAGTCAGGTCAATGGATTCTTCAAAAATCTGAGTATAATTCTCATACTCAGTTGGTTGATACTCGATAGCTTCAGGGGAAGCAGAACCTTCACCCTGTGCACTACCAGCATTTGCCGCAATATCCACATCTTCCAGACTATTGCTACCATCAGTTTCAGCATCGTCTTCAAGCAGTTTTACTGCAATATAAGAACTTGCTCCATTGATAACACGCTGTTGTACGATTGAGTTTTTGTCAACATCCGGATCAGAATCATCACGTAGCAAAACCTGATGACCTACCCTGAATTGTTTAACATTTGTTTCTGACATTTTCAGGTACAATGTTTGTCCTACTTTTCCTATAGTTGCTCCATGACTTGAAAAAGTATAAGCAGTTGAAAGAGTAGGATTAATATAAATACCTGTCACATCCGCAGTCAATGAAGGATTCAGCCTTTCATGCCAATGGTGTTTTGGGTCAGAGGCTTTTTCTTTCTTAAGAACTGAAAGCAGATAAGTAAGGATTACATCTCCGTTAGGATCGAGTTCAAGCATACCTTGAGTCCAAGACTCAGGTCGCATTGTATCGGAGAATTCACCAGTACCGACCATGCCAGGAATAGGAATATCAGCCATGATTTACCTCCTTTATACCACGCCATCGACAACAGTTATCCATGATAGTCCAGTAGAGTAAAGAAGAATATTATCTCCATCAGTCTCCAGCGAGATGTCAGCCAATCCAGCATCTCCATTTTTATCTTCTACAGTAACGACTTCACTTGCGTCGATATCAGCTTGAATAAAAATCAGAGCACCAGCAGCCACACTAACAGGTGGCAAGGTAACAGTGATATTTGCACCCGCTGAAGTGTCTACCATTACACGATAGTCACCAACAGAAAGTTCAGCATCCTCTGTTACAAACTTGTAACCAGCATCACGCATATGGAGCTGTTCTCTACGAAGTTTAGGTTCTACAGTCATTTCAAGCTCCTTGGTTTAAAATGATTAACCAACTCATCGATTTCATCTCTCACATTAGGCTCTTTAGACCTCTTGTGACTTTTCTTACCTGCCCTACTCCCCTTAGGTCCAGGTACTTTTGTTTTACGCTTCTTGCCATCTTTTCCATCTCCTTTGGAAGGCTTTTTAAGGCCGAGTGCTTTTCGTGCTAAACCGCCTGCCTTATCAAGGAGCTGTGCAAGGGAGAGTTCTTTATTTTCTTCATCTTTTGCAATCGTTTGTGCTACACTTAAGACATAGTTTGAAACTGGTGCAAGATCCTCATTCTCTCTGTAAAACTGCTCTGCTATTTTATTAGCAGTCATTTTCTTTTCCATCTTCTGAGAAACTCTAGATTCAGCAAGCTCCAAACTCTTCAACAATCCTGCATTCAAGGCTTTATTGAATATCTTATTCATTTCCTCTTTTGATTCTGCAGCCTGAAAAGCCTCGAAGTCTTCATCAGTAAGAACATCAAAATCAATAGGCTTATCAAGAGAAACCTTAGCAATCTGAGGTTGTGCAGAAGAGAGTTCATCAATTCGTTTCTTCATCAAAACTAATTTCATCGTCATCATCATCTGCATACAAATCTTCTTCTTCTTCCTCTTCCTCTTCTTCCTCTTTTAAGTCTTCATCGTCTACATCTTCAGTCTCGAGGTCTCCAAGATCATCCTCTTCAACATACTCAGAATCATCAGACTTTTTTAATCCATCTGGATCAAATTTAACTTTCATGGTTTTGTCCCTTCATTTTCATTTATCTGTTTCTCAATTTCTTCTTGAGTATCAAGCTCAAGAAAACTGATTGTATAATTCAACAAGATATGCAGTGAGCACAGTCTTCATATCTCTCCATACAGGTTCTCTCAGAAAATCTTCTATCTGTCTACGACTACTCTCGAAAGGAGTATCCTTCATTGTAGGATTGAGTAGCTTTTCTAAAAATTCCTTTTTCATAAAAGTTCCTCTACTGGTCTTAAGTTACCTTTTTGTGCTTCTGCATTCACTTCCTCTGTAGGCATGACCTGAGTAGCAGTTTCTTGTCTCAAAAACTCATGTGCATTATTAGCACCAAGCATACGTGCGATATGTAAGAAAATCTTAGTCATATCAAACTTTTGTGCTAACTCAGGATTGCCTATCATAAGCCCATATAAATCTGTCCAATCCTTAGCAGTTCCTGATTTAAACATACTGTAATTATCATTAACTGCAATATCAAAATCAACTCGAATTGAATCAGGATTAGCAATTAAGAAGTCATCTGTAACATCATATTCTTTACGAAGAATCTCTCCCCAAGTCCCGACCATTGAAAGTTTAATATCATGATCCAAATATTGTTGTACATTATGAGCCATAATAACTCCAAGCTCACGCATAATCTGAACGTCAAAAATCATAACATCTTTCTGAATCTTACTCATTGCAGATTGATATGCATTTGAAGCTTCAGTAGATGAAACTCTCTCACCTCTCCGATCTATAATTCCTTGTATAGTATCCGAGGCTCCTATCGTATGCTTAATCATATCAGAGATGGTACTTGTATCACGCATATGACCTGAAGTAACATCCGTAACCTGAAGTTGCTTAATAGCCCTATCAACTCCCATACCCCAAAACCATCTTAGGATCAACAACAAGCATATCATTAAGCACTTTCTTCACATTAGCGATATGACTATTGAATAACCAATCCTGTACATCTTGTAAAGGAAATATCATTTCAAGCCGACTTGTTGGGTTAACACTATAACCATCAAAATCAGGAGAACCTATAAGAATAGGCTTTAGTCCATGATCTTCCTCAAGTGGTTCAGCTCGTACAATAACCTCATCTCCTGCAACTGTAAAAAGCCATGTTTCAGGAACTTCTGAACTACTTAAATCAAATTCAGCAGGAATCAAATCAATCACAAAGTGTAAAAGATCAATAGCATTAGTATACTCTGAAGACATACCAAGCGTTTCAGTTCCCTGTGTCCTTGTGTTCTCGTCATAGTAATAATGACTTTTACCATCTTTCTGTTTGAGGTAACGTACGTTGAAGAGATCTTCTTCTGTATATTCTTCTTTCAACAAAGAAGGATAATTAGTACGTTCCATATAAGCATAGAACTCAGCATCCTGTATATTATGAATAGATACATTAGGATCAGGAAAGAATGTATAAGGATTCACATTATAAACACGTGTTCCTTCATAAACAAGTTCTTGAGTTTCTTCAATACTTTCCTTCATATAGGAAGTAAATATACCACGCTTTCTCCTATTACGTCGCTTACGTACATACCGATATTTTTCTTCCCAAGCTGGTACAAGAATACCTAAACCATAAGTATATGCATCTCGAAAGAAAGTATGCAAAGCCAGAGGAAGCTTAAAGAAAACTGAATGTCTATGTACAATCATTTCAAGCAAGATAGCATTAAGACGATCTGTCTTATCTCCTATGCCCTGATATTGTAAAATAGGATCCTTAATAAAGAAGGACATCATATAAGCTAAAAGCGTCTGTAAATTTGCATAGCTCGCAGGGACAATGAGAGGACTAGACAAATTAGACTTTTTGATGATGTCCTTCTCCGTCTCAGGGATATACACAGTTAAGGAGTTCTGCACCGCATCCCATACTTTATACTTACTCGACACCACACTATGAGAGGCTTGCACCCTAGCCATAATCTCTCTTAATAAATCTTTATGCTGGTCTGAATCAGGATGTAAGTCCAGACCATGTGGATATCTATAGTTATAGTTTTCGTGTAACATAATGCTCCTTTACTGCATTAACATCCAATCATTAGAAAGCTCAGTATCTTCATCTTCATAGAGCTCACCTTCTTCCATATGTTCCATATCATATTCCATCAATGCTTTATCTATCTTATTTGAATCATAGAAGTATACAAAATATGTATCAAGCACCTGGATAATATAAGAGAATACATCTGCAACATCAACTAACTTTCCACGAGGAAATGAATTAAGCTGATCTTCTATATCAGATGCATATGCTTCATTATGATAAATAATACCAGCTTGATATAATGGAATCAAACTAGCTATCTTTTGAATTTTTCCTAAACCTTTATCAGTCCCTCTCCGTGGTTTGAGCTCTAAGAACTCAACAGCTATTCTATCCTGAAGTAATGCATTCTTAATAGGATATTCTATAAATTCATGTAAACTATTTGTTTCTACTCCAAGGATAATAGCTCGATACTCACGTATCATTCTAATTAGAATTCGATACTGTTCATCAGGATGTAAAAAATCATGTATAACTTCTCTGAGATAAATCTTTTTCTTATAAAGGTTTATACCAACTGCTACTATAGCAGTCTCAGCACTCGTTGGATTTGTAGTTTTTGCAGGGTCATGCAAAATCACTGTTTGAATCTCTCCCGCAAGAAGCTCTTTTCTAAAATCTGAATCTGTTTCTTTATAATAGCGATACATCTTTTCAGAGAAACTACGATTTTTTCTGGATACTGGTATACCCAT